GAGACACAGGTGGTGCTGCTGCTCGCAAGGGTAGAACCGATCAACCAATCGGGTCTCAGGCTGTAACGTATTTACTTACTGTAGTAATGCCCGTTACTTGTTGGTATACAGGAACCCAACCTCCCTCCTTTAACCTAAGATGCAACTCTATGAGTCGGGCAGATGGTTACTTTATTATTCCTCATGGTTTAATGAATTGAATAATTATGAAGGTGTGTGGTTATTACCACTGCCTTTTTTTATAGTTTGTGCTTAAATAGTAATGTCGCCTTCGGGGACACATTTTACACTCGCTTATTTAAGGAGAACTATGAACTTACAAAAGTATCACACTGCTAATCTTCCAGAGTTAATGAAGATTATTTCTAAGAATGGAATCGGTATGGATGATTATCTAGATCGTTTTTTCAATTCTTATGAAACCACAACAAACTATCCACCCTACAATCTTATTCATGTAAATAATGTTGAATCTTTGCTTGAGATTGCTTTAGCAGGATTCAGTAAAAAAGAATTAAATGTTTACACTGAATATGGAAAACTCATTGTTGAAGGGAAGAAGAAAACTGATAAAGAGACATCATCCGAGTATGTCCATCAAGGACTGGCTCACAGAAGTTTTTCAAGAACCTGGACAATTTCAGACGATGTTGAAGTCAGAGAGGTTCTTTTCGAGGATGGACTTCTTTCCGTTAAGTTGGGCAAAGTAGTACCAGAACATCATGCAAGAAAAAATTACCTATAAAACATCAGGTGTAGATATTGAAGCAGGTAACGCTTTCGTTGAAAGACTAAAAGAAAAAGTTCCTACCATCGGTGGATTCGGTGGTATGTACAAGGTTCCTCGTGGATATGAGGAACCTATTTTAGTATCTGGATCTGATGGTGTCGGCACAAAGATATGCATATGCAGTAGATTGGATAATTACAAGACTATTGGCATTGATCTAGTTGCGATGTGTGTAAATGATATAATAACTTGTGGTGCAAAACCTTTGTATTTTTTAGATTATATTTCATTGAATAGAATTAACCCTAAGTTAGATGATATCATGGCAGGTATTATAAAGGGGTGTGAACTCGCTGAAGTTGAATTGATTGGTGGTGAAACTGCTGAACATCCAATGTCCTTTGATATTGACCTTGCAGGATTCTCTACAGGCATAGTAGAGGAATGTGATGTAGTTGATGGTAAATTGATAAAGGAGGGAGATATTATAATTGGAATTGAAAGTAGTGGTATTCATAGTAATGGTTATAGTTTGATAAATCATTTAATCAGACAGAAAAAAATGAAGGCAACCAGAGACTTGCTTACACCCACTTACATTTACACATCCTTAGTTAAACAATTAATGAACGAGGTTCCTATACTAGGTATGGCGAATATAACTGGTGGAGGTATCCCAGAAAACCTACCACGTTGTTTTCCTAAAGGTTTAAGACCACACGTTGATTATAACTCTTGGGAGTTGCCAAATGTTTTCAAAAGAATTATGTTATCAGGTGAAATACCAGAGGAGGAAATGAAGAGGGTATTCAATTTGGGTATAGGTTATTGTGTGGTGATTCCTAGAGAGGCAGAGCATGATGCACATGATACGATTGAGTCTGTTGGATATAAGTCTTGGACAATTGGAGAAGTTGTGCTATAATATAATCGTCAGAGAAATACTGGCTGCGGTTATGCCCTTTGGTGGGTTCAGCATAAGCGGCTATAGGAATCTACCACTAAATTAAATATGAAAAATGTCTATTAAGTTATTGTTATTAAAATCTGGAGATCAAGTTATTGCTGAGGCAAAAGAGTTAGTTCGCAAAGAAGGTGACTATCATCTTATGGACAAGGTATATGGGTATCTTTTAACTCAACCACATAAAGTATCGGTAAATAGACCAATGGTTTTAACTGAAGATGTTAATGATCAAAGTAATGTAGAGATTACACTTGCTCCTTGGATACTTTTGACTGAAGATAAAGTGATGACGATTCCAAAAGAATGGGTTATAACTATAGTAAATCCAATAGACTCTATTGTAAAAATGTATCAGGAGAAAATAGATGGACAAAGTAATTAAGTGTTTGCTTCTTGATGTTGATAATGTTATTATCAGTCAAGTCGAAGAAGTTGGAGCAGATATAGGTGAACCCGATTGTAAACTCATAAAACCATACTTATTTGAAAGTATTGATAATATGAAACCTTGGCCAAAAGCAACAGACCAAAAGGAACTTTTGATAAGATCAGATAATATTTTAACGATGGCAGATCCTACAAAGGCAGTTATTAATAGGTATCTTGAGTTAACTAAGTAATGAGATTTTACACCAACGTTCAAATGGTTGGAGATAATTTTCTAGTTCGTGGTTATGAAGATGGTAAACACTTTATGACTCGTGAGAAGTTTTATCCAACCCTTTTTGTTCCCTCCAAAAGAAAAACAAAATACAAGACATTAGAAGGTGACTATGTAGAATCAGTAGATCCAGGCACTGTAAGAGAGTGTCGTGAATTTATAAGAAAATATAGTGAGGTTGAGAACTTTAAAATCTATGGTAATGATAGATATATCTACCAATATATTTCTGAGAAGTATCCAGAGGAAGAGATAAAGTTTGACGTAAGTAAGATCAAGATTACTACATTAGATATTGAGGTGAAGTCTGAGAATGGTTTCCCTGATGTGGAATCTGCTGCGGAAGAAATACTACTCATATCAATACAAGATTATAATACAAAACAGATTCGCACTTGGGGTCAAGGTGGATTTAATAATAAGCAAGAGAATGTTATATACAAAGGTTTTAATAGTGAATATGAATTATTAAATGACTTTATAAACTGGTGGATGATAGAGGATAATACACCAGAAGTTATCACAGGTTGGAATATAGAATTGTATGATATTCCATATCTAACTCGTAGACTTGATCGTGTTCTTGGTGAGAAGTTAAAGAAAAGATTTTCACCTTGGGGTCTTGTAACTGAAGATGAGATTTGGATCGCAGGTCGTAAGCATATTACATATGATGTTGGTGGTGTAACTCAACTTGATTATCTTAATTTGTATAAGAAGTTTACTTACAAAGCACAGGAATCATATCGCTTAGATCATATTGCAAATGTCGAACTTGGACAAAAGAAATTAGATCACTCTGAGTTTGATACATTCAAAGATTTTTATACTCAAGGATGGCAGAAGTTTGTTGAATATAACATCATTGACGTAGAACTTGTTGACCGTTTGGAAGATAAGATGAAGTTGATTGAATTAGCAATTGTTATGGCTTATGATGCTAAGGCAAACTATGCAGATGTATTCTCTCAGGTTCGTATGTGGGATACAATTATCTACAATTATCTTAAGAAAAGAAATATTGTTATTCCACCAAAAGAAAGGTCTGATAAGATGGAAAAATATGCAGGTGCATATGTGAAAGAACCAATACCTGGTAAGTATGATTGGGTGGTATCTTTTGATCTTAACAGTCTATATCCACACCTTATTATGCAATATAATATTTCTCCTGAAACACTTGTTGATGCCAGACATCCAACAGTTTCCGTTGATAAAATTTTATCAGAGGAAGTTGGTATAGATGGTGAGTATGCGGTATGTGCGAATGGTGCACAATATCGTAAAGATGTAAGGGGTTTCTTACCAGAGTTGATGGAGAAGATCTATAAGGATCGAACCATATACAAAAAAAAGATGTTGGAGGCAAAGCAGCAGTATGAAAAAACTAAAACCAAAACTTTGGAGAAGGAGATCGCAAGGTGCAATAATATCCAAATGGCACGGAAGATCCAACTTAACTCTGCTTATGGTGCTATTGGTAATCAATATTTTCGCTATTACAAACTTGCAAACGCAGAAGCCATCACACTATCTGGACAAGTCTCAATCCGTTGGATTGAAGACCGAATGAATGCACACATCAATAAAATTCTTAAAACAAAGGAGGTTGACTATGTTATTGCTTCAGATACTGATTCCATTTACCTTAATCTTGGTCCTTTGGTGGAGGTCATATACAAAGATAGAGAGAAGGATGGTGCGAGCATTTGCTCGTTCCTTAATAAGGTGTGTGAGGTGGAATTTGAAAAATATATTGAGAGTTCTTATGAGACGTTGGCAAAATACGTGAATGCTTATGAGAATAAAATGGTTATGAAACGTGAAAATATTGCTGATCGTGGTATCTGGACAGCAAAAAAGAGATATATATTAAACGTGTGGGATAGTGAAGGCGTTAGATATGAGGAACCAAAACTGAAGATGATGGGAATCGAAGCTGTAAAGTCTTCGACCCCTGCACCCTGTCGTAAAATGATCAAGGATGCTTTGAAATTGATGATGAATGAAACTGAGGAAGATGTGATTGACTTTATTGATAAGTCAAGAAAAGAATTCAAATCCCTACCTCCAGAAGATATCTCTTTTCCGAGAACTGTTTCTGATGTGAAGAAGTATTATTCTTACAATACAATATACATGAAGGGCACACCAATACATTGTCGTGGTGCTTTACTATTCAATCACTATGTGAATAAAAAGAAACTTACTAATAAGTATTCTTTGATTCAAAATGGTGAGAAGATCAAATTTTGTTATCTTAAGAAACCTAATATCATACAGGAGAATGTTATTTCTTTCATCCAAGACTTTCCCAAAGAACTTGATCTTGAGAAGTATGTAGATTACGATCTACAGTTTGAAAAAAGTTTTGTGGAACCACTCAAGGCAATCCTTGACGCAATTGGATGGAATGTTGAAAAGACTGTAAACTTAGAACTATTTTTTACCTAATGGATTTACCAATCGACGATAAAGATTTAGAAACTATTGTCAATGCACTAGCACTTGGAGGAGATGCTAGATTATATCATAAACTTAAGGAAGTAAAACAGGTTAGAGAAATGTATCCTGATGGTCCTTATAAAAAAATATTAAGAGAAGAAAGGGGTATGGTAATTTGAAATAATTAATGGTATACTATAAAAAAGTAAAACTTTATAATGGATTTTTTAAAAGAGATAGTTAAAGAGATAGGAGATGAGTATACGCAAATTGCGTCAGACATTGATGAAACTGAAAGATTCATTGACACAGGATCCTACATTTTTAATGGACTCATTAGTGGGTCTATTTTTGGCGGGGTTAGCAGCAATCGTATTACTGCCATTGCTGGTGAGTCAAGTACTGGTAAAACTTATTTTTCGCTTGCTGTCGTCAAAAACTTTTTGGACACTAACCCTGATGGGTATTGTCTCTATTTTGACACTGAAGCAGCAGTCAATAAAGGATTATTGGAGTCTCGTGGAGTTGATACGACACGGTTGGTTGTTATAAATGTAGTTACTATTGAGGAATTCAGAAGTAAAGCGTTAAAGGCAATCGACATATACTTAAAAAAAGATGAAGAAGAACGTAAACCTTGCATGTTTGTGCTAGATTCATTAGGTATGCTTTCAACAGAGAAAGAGATTCGAGATGCATTGGATGATAAACAAGTTCGTGATATGACTAAATCTCAACTCGTGAAAGGTGCTTTTAGAATGTTAACACTTAAATTAGGTCAAGCAAATGTCCCACTCATTGTCACAAATCACACGTATGATGTCATCGGAGCTTATGTTCCAACTAAAGAAATGGGAGGGGGTAGCGGACTCAAGTATGCAGCAAGCACAATCGTTTATCTCAGCAAAAAGAAAGAGAAAGATGGAAAAGAAGTCATCGGAAATATTATCAAAGCAAAGACTCATAAATCACGTTTAAGCAAAGAAAATAAAGAAGTTGAAGTTCGTCTTTATTATGATGAACGTGGACTTGACAAATACTACGGTCTTCTAGAATTAGGAGAGATAGGTGGAATCTGGAAGAACGTTGCAGGACGTTATGAAGTAAATGGTAAGAAACTTTATGCTAAACAAATTCTTGCTAATACCAAAGAATATTTTACAGAAGAAGTGATGCAAAAACTTGATACTATCGCAAAAGAATACTTCTCATATGGAACGAATTGAAACAACGGTTCTTCGGAATCTAATTTATAATGAAGAATTTTCTAGAAAGGTTATACCTTTTATCCAACCTGATTACTTTGAACAGAGATCTGAAAAGGTTGTCTTTGAAGAGATAACCAAATTTATTGTGAAGTATGGTTCAGCAATAACCATAGAAGCATTAAATATAGAAACTGATAATCGGACAGATCTTACGGAAGCAGAAGTAAAAGAAATTAGAGACATCAATAATTCATTAAAAGATACACCTGCAGACTATCAATGGTTGATGGATACTACTGAGAAGTGGTGTCGTGATCGTGCTATATACTTAGCATTAATGGAATCTATCGCTCTAGCAGATGGAGAAGATGAAACCAAGGGAAGGGATGCTATTCCTACTATTCTGTCTGATGCTTTGGCTGTGTCTTTCGATAATCATATAGGACATGATTACTTACAAGACTACGAAGAGAGATACGAATCTTATCATCGAAAAGAGGATAAGATCCCATTCGACTTGGAATTCTTCGACAAGATTACAAAGGGCGGCCTTCCAAATAAAACACTCAATATTGCTCTCGCTGGCACTGGTGTTGGTAAGTCTTTGTTTATGTGTCATGTCGCAAGCAGTGTGTTACTCCAAGGCAAGAACGTATTATACATCACGCTTGAGATGGCTGAGGAGAAAATTGCTGAAAGAATTGATGCTAATCTTTTAAACGTTAATATACAAGACATTACAGATTTACCTAGACCTATGTTTGAGTCTAAGGTAACTAACTTAACTAAGAAGACACAAGGCACTCTTATCATTAAAGAGTATCCTACTGCTTCTGCTCATTCAGGACATTTCAAAGCATTACTTAATGAGTTAGCATTGAAAAAATCTTTTAAACCTGATATAATATTCATAGATTATTTGAACATATGTTCATCCTCAAGATACAGAGCAGGAAGTAATGTCAATTCTTATTCGTTTATCAAAGCGATTGCGGAGGAACTTAGAGGGTTGGCTGTGGAAACTAACTTACCGATTGTTAGTGCTACTCAAACTACTCGTTCTGGTTTCGGTTCTAGCGATGTTGACCTTACTGACACTTCAGAATCCTTTGGACTCCCTGCTACTGCTGACCTTATGTTCGCTCTCATATCTACTGAGGAATTGGAAGGATTAAATCAGATTATGGTGAAGCAATTAAAGAATAGGTACAATGATCCTACGATTTATAAAAGATTTGTGATTGGTATTGATCGTGCAAAGATGAGATTATATGATTGTGAACAGAAAGCACAAGATGATATTCTTGACAATGGTAAAGATGATGGGTATAATGTAGAGGAGAAAACTCCTAAAAAATCGTTCGCTGAGTTTAAATTCTAATGACTAAAAAAATTGACTTTTCTAAGTACGCTATATTCGTGGATGGTGTCACATCCAATCCCAGTAAAAATTATAAATCTTTTATTGAGAGTCTTAGTGTTCTTGACGGACAAGGTGCCAATATTAATCGCCTTACCACTGCTGCTGTTGGGATTAGTGCTGAAGGTGGTGAGTTTATGGAGATCGTTAAGAAGATGGTTTTCCAAGGTAAGCCTTACAACGACGACAATCGAGAGCATCTTATTATTGAGTTGGGTGATGTTATGTGGTATGTGATGCAAGCATGTGCTGCACTTGATGTTTCAATCGAAGATGTGGTGGCTGGAAACGTAGAAAAATTAAAGAAAAGATATCCTGGTGGAGACTTTGATGTGTACCATTCAGAGAATCGTGCAGCAGACGACAGATAATTAAGAGAACATTAAATTTATAATATACTGTACCCTATGGATTGGGAATTAGAGGCAAAACTTAACAAAATAGAAAACATGATTCATGTTTATGAAGAGCATATTGTTGTTCTTGAGAAAGAAAAAAAACAACTTCAAGCAGAAAACAATTTTCTCAAAGAACAATTAAAGTATAAAACATTCGGTAAACCATCATTTGAGGAGGAACACTAATGAGTGGAGACATGGGACTAGAGGATCAAACAATTATTTTCTATGACAAGAAAATGACTGAAGCAAAAATGGTTTTACTTAGACGTAAAGGAATTAAACTCGATTATAAAAAATCAAAAATGGAAAGTGGAAATAAATATTAATAAAACTCATGGCAGGAAAGAAGGGTTTTCTATATGAGGCATCAATTCATAGAAAATTAAAACAAAAAGGTATTACACCTTTAGGTTCACAACCTGCAGGTGCTAATCCTAATTTGCCTGATGCTATGTTTATTTACAAAGGAGTGCCATATAAGTTAGAAGTCAAATTAGATTTAAGCACAGATTTTGGACAGGGAACATTAAATTATTCAAATGGTACATGGACACTTGGCGGTGCAAATACACCCGAAGCAGAAGAAATGAGAAGATTGCTTGGATCTGTGGGTGCAGATAAATTTGCAAATATGAAATGGGGTAAACAAGGTGCACCTAATAAGGGTGAGGTAGAGACTAAATCTTTTACTCAGGAGATGGTTAGAGATGATTATACACGATTTAAAGATGGATTTAAACCTGTCGATAAAAAAAATATTTGGAATTATTACGCAGCGAAGGATACTTATTACATACAAATAGGTGGATATGGTTTGTATTATATGTCTGCTAATCCTGCTAATCTCCCGATAAAACGTTTAGATGTATTAGCAAGTTTGAGAATAAGATTAAAAAGAGGTGGTAGTTTTCCTTTAAATAATTACAGATTTACAACTGCTTTGCGAGTTACACAAAAACCATCGGCTTCTCCTATTGATATAGATAAGAATATTGATCAACTTGTTGCATAATGGAAGATTTACTTAACACTTTAATAAAAGAATTTAAAAAACAAAAAGTCATACGTGGAAACATCTATGATAATTTTATTTTTTTCTGCTACAAAGCATTAGGTGCTGATAAAGATGATAAATACAAACATACACGAGCATCTATTCTTAATAAATTTACCCAAAATAAGGATAAAATTTTGGTTAGATTGACCAGAAACTAATGAAATCTTTTTCTACATTCCTATTTGAATCTGCAGCACAACAGGCAGCTAGACTTGGTTTAGTTGGAGATGGTCATGGTGGTTGGTATGATAAAAATACTGGAGAGTTTACTGCGAAGACTGAGAGAGGTAGATTAAAATTTTATAATAAAAAGCAGAGAATTGGTAAACAAGATCCACCCCAGAGTGAGCAAGAAAAAAACTTATCAAAAGGATCTTACGAACAAGAAAAAAAACCAGAACAGGAAGTAGCACAATCAGAACCTGCATTTAAACCCAATAAAAAGAACAAGGGCACACTTACAATAGCATTTGGAAGATTTAATCCACCTCATTTGGGACATTTGCAACTGATGAACACCGCTGCAAATTCGGTTGAGAGTGATAAGGATAATTATGTTATCGTTCCATCGAGAAGTAACGACCCAAAAAAGAATCCTCTAGATCCGAATACAAAGGTTGATATTATGAGGTCAATGTTTCCTCAACATAGTAATAATATTATTAACGATAATAATAATAGAACTATTTTTGATATTCTAAACGCAGCAAATAATGATGGATATGCGAACGTAAAAATAGTTGGTGGTGCAGATAGGGTTAAGGAATTTGATAAACTTGCAAATAGTTATAATGGTAAATTATATGATTTTGATAAGGTTGATGTAATTTCATCTGGCGAACGTGATCCTGATGCTGAAGGTGTGGAGGGATTATCTGCATCGAGAATGAGACTTGCAGCATCTGAGAATGATTTTAAGGCATACAAAAAAGGTTTACCTAAAGATTTGAGTGACGATGATAAAAAAACTATATTTAAGGCAGTTCGTTCCTCGATGGGAATCAATGAAGAATGGGGTATCTGGGAGATGGCACCTAAATTTGATTTACAAACGCTTCGTGAAAATTATGTTGAAAATATTATTTACAAACTAGGTGAATTGGTTGAAAATGTGAATACTGGTTTGATGGGTAGAATTATAAGAAGAGGCACAAGTTATGTGATTTGTGTTACTGAGAATAAATTAATGTTTAAATCATGGATTAAGGATATCAATGAGGTGAAAAACTATGATAAATTGACTGCTGTGAGTGGAGTTTCTGCAGATAATAGACTTGTTGGGACAGATAAATTCAGAAAATATGTAGAGACTATGGTGAAGGGCAGTAGTTACGGTTTAGATTTCATAAATAAATATAGAAAAAAGTCTTAAGCAACATTATTACAATGAGCACTAATATTTCTGAAGGATTACCTGCGAGAAAAAAGGCAGCACCAGTAGTAGATGCACCAAAAGGTGAACAAGAATCTGGTGGAAAGAAAGGAGGTACTGCAGAAAACTCTGCTAAGAGAATTAGACAGGCAGTTTATGATATTCGCTATCGTGCTCGTAGAGAGGATATCGACTTAAAACAAGCATTTTCTCAGTATATGTCAAATACATCAATGGATCAAAAAGAAAGAACCGAAGTTAGAGGAAAACTCTTTGGAAAAGGTGGTGGAGTTTCTGAACAGTATGTTGGTGCATCTGATGACTGGGCAATAGAGAGTATGTCTAAGGTATTATCACATGTATTTGAACATCATCAGAAAGATAAGGATGGTAATACGATACCTCATGAAGATGAAATAGTCACTGAGTATGAGCAGAAATTATCTGAGGAGAAATCAAGAAAGTATAAAGTTAGAGTCACTGACCCAAAGACAGATAAATCATATGTTCGTTTTGCTGATCGTGAGAAAATTACTCAACTTAGAGGAAAAGGACTTAAAGTTGAGATGACTGAATATGGAACACCATATGAAGGTGAGAAGAAAAGAGGTGAACAAACTGCGAAGGCACTTGGTGGTGGTAAGAAAAAAGGTGATAAATTAGATCCTGTTGGCAAAGAAGATAAGGATGTTAATAATGATGGTAAAGTTAATAAAACTGATTCGTATTTAATGAATCGTCGTAAAGCAATTGGTAAAGCAATCGCTAAAGAAGAGTATCTTGCAGACGGAACAACATCTACTGAACCGATTGGTAAAAAAATAAATCCTACTAAAGTAGATAATTATAAATCGGGTGCAGTTCAAATTGCTCCTACAAATGAGGCAGATCCACAAAATGGTTATGGTGTTAAAGAGGAAGTTGAGAAGAAAGATTCTCGTGCTAACTATGCATACATCAACTTTATGAAAAATAAGTTGAGAGCAGGTATGGGTATCAAAAACCCAATGATTATGGTAGATCCTGATAAGGCAAAAGAAAAATTTGAAAAGATGGCAACATCAATGACTGCATCAACTGGAGAGGAAGAGGAAAAAGAAGGTGCATGTGAGTCTGTTAATCAGGCTTTAGATGCTTTAAAAGAAGTAATGACTCCTCAAGAGAAGTATAAGGCAATGTATACAAAGAAGCAGGAGGAAGACAAGAAGAAAAAGAAAACTGGTAATCCTGCCTTCGATGATGAAAGTCATCATTCAAATGCAAAAAATAAGAATGAATCAGTTGAGCAAGCACTTGATGCACTTAAGTATTCCATAAAAAAGAATCCACCTGAGTTAACTGAACTAAATCGTTATGAAAAAGAAAAGGGTGAGGATACTAAGACTGGTAAACCTGTAGTAAAAGGTGGAACTGCTAAAAACGATAAAGCATTTCAAGCAGTAATGAGTGCTCATAAGGATGAGCGTATGGGTGCTAATGAAAAGAAAAAGAAGAAAGGTGAAAAGAAAGAAGAGGGTGGTAGAATTTTAAGAATGCAGAATAAGAAAAAAGAGGAGAAGAAAAAGGGTGAAGAGTTTGCTGCAAGAGCAAAGAAAAAAGGATTCAAGAGCACTCAGGATTATGCAAATGTGGTAGCAAGATATGGTGGTGAAAAAAATATGGATAAGGGTAAAGGACTCGGAAGTTAAAAAAATATAAGAAACGAGCTATATAATATAGTTCGCAACATAACAATGTTATCCTTTTTATTACCAATCGCATCTAAGATTGTATCGGATGCTATTGATAAGATTCCTGATGATGCAGAATTGGGAGAAAAACTTATTGATTTATGTCTACTCATTCTTAAGAAGGCAGTTAAACTGACTAAGACTGATATGGACGATAAACTACTTGCTCAGGTAGAGGCAGCAATCAAAGCAAGATAAATCTTGCTCCTTATAAATATTCCTAGAAACAAATTCTGAGATAGAAACATGGCTCTTTGGGGTACAAAAGACACAGTATACTCTACAGGTAATGTAAATGTTAATGTTACCACAGGAGTAGTCACTGAACAAAGTGGAGGTATTGCTTGGACATCAGGCAATGGCGTAAAGGTTGGTCAAGTAATCACTATAGACGGATCTCATGAAGGTATAATTGAAAGTATTGATAGTTCAACACAACTCACAATCGGCACTGAGTATCTTCCTTCTGCTAATATTAGTAATAAAGGTTATGAGATTCGTGAGATACCAAAATCAACACTACACGACACTAATTATGATGTAGGTGAAATTTTTGGAGTAGATACAACTGAAATCGCAGTTGCAAATGCAGCTTCGGGTAATGCACGTAAGTTTGCACCACCACATGCAGGTTGGGTTGGTATTACATCATACACTGATATGCATGGTAATTTAAGAGTTAAAACTGAAGTACTGGTTGCTGGTAGTACAATCTCTGGTGACTCCACAGACGATTCAATCTTACCAGATAGTTAACATGAACTGATATATTATGAGATTTGCTGAATTGAATGAGAGTAATTACTTACTCTTTGCGATTAAATTCTATGATAATCCACAATCTGTAACAAGAGAAGACTTCGAGTCTGATCTAAAAAGAATCAGATATGTGAAAAGATTACTTAAGAGATATCAGAATAATGGTGAACTTAAGGTTCATCTTATTTTGAATCATCTTATAATATTATTCAATGTTTTTAATGATGCAACTGTCCCTTTGTTATTTTATAACTTAGATGAGGAACTATGGCCAGCGATTAAAAGTTTTTTAATATTTTTAAATCGTGTTCCTGAGTATCCGAAGACAAATGTAAATGAGATTGAAGCAGACGATTATTGTTTACAGCAGTTAAAAGAACTATGAAACTCGATGAAATCATAGATTATGTGCGAAAGCACAAGTTAAATGAAATGATGACTGTCGGTGCAGGTGGTATCGCTGGAACTGTTGAAGCAGGTGATGATCCTCCTGTGCGTAAAAAGAAAAAAAAGAAAAAATACATTTCATTAGGTCGTGGAGCACGTAAAGCTTGGATGAAAGATGGATAATAATAGTGTTAATTCGGCAATATTAGAGAGAGTAGAAAGAGTTGTAGAAGCATTGCAGGATAACTCTGTTAAGATGGGGGAACTCCTAGCAGTTCATAATGAAAAGTTAGATAAGCAAGATCGTATTGATGCAGTTCTTTTTGAGAAGATTGAATCCTTACATAAGGATATGGATCGTGCTACGGATGAGATAAAGAAAGGATGTGAGAGAGATATACGTTTAGTTGATCAACGTCTTCGCACAATGGAAAAGAAAATGTGGTCAATTGCAGGTGCTTTAACTATAATTAGTTTTGTTGTATCACCAATAGGACAAAGATTTTTAAAAAGTTCATTGACTTCATCACAATCTTCGAGTATAATACAAATACCGTAATAATATCCAAATGGATATAATTGATTCCAAGTATGTAACCTTGGTGTCTTCACGCTTACAGAAGTTCAAAAGAGTGAAGGCAAACTTATATAATTTTCGTTGTCCTATCTGTGGTGATTCTCAGAAACATAAGAATAAGGCAAGAGGATACTTATATCAGGTTAAAAGTAATACGAACTTTAAGTGTCACAACTGTGGTGCAAGTTCATCTTTAAATAACTTTCTTAAACAGATTGATCCTGTTCTGCATAAGCAGTACACAATGGAGAAGTTTAAGGAGGGGTTTGCTGGTGGAAGAAATTTTGTGGTGGAAGAACCTACATTTGAATTCAGTAAACCAGTTTTTAAAAAGAAACTAGATCTACCTAAAGCATCAGAAGTACCGATTGCAAACAAATATCTTACAAAAAGAGGACTTGATCCTACTAAATTTTACTTCACTGATAAGTTTAAACAATGGGTGAACACACAAAAGAAAACTTTTGATTATGTTAAAAATGACGAGAGTCGAATCATTATACCAATGTATGATGAAAGCAAAACCTTGATAGGATTCCAAGGCAGAAGTCTAGGTCCTAACTCTGTTAAATATATCACTGTAATGCTTAATGAGGAAGCACTAAAAATCTATGGATTGGACACAATCAAAACTGAAAAACCCATTTACATTGTTGAAGGACCGTTTGACTCTTCCCTCATTGAAAACAGCGTTGCTATGTGCGGCTCCGATATTGATATTCGGACGTTTGGTTGGAGCGATTATATTTGGGTTTTTGATAATGAACCACGCAATAGAGAAATCGTCAACAGAATCTCCAAAACAATTGATCGAGGAGATAAAGTAGTCATTTGGCCAACATTTGTTGAGGAAAAGGACATCAATGACATGGTTCAATGTGGACATAATGTATCCCATGTGTTAGAATCAAATACATATTCGGGATTAGAAGCTAAAGTTAAATTTAACATCTGGAAGAAAGTATGAGTAACGGAACTAAAGTTAAAAAGCGAAATGGTACTATCGAACCATTGAACCTTGAGAAGATGCACGTGATGGTAGAACAAGCGTGTGAGGGTCTTGCAGGGGTCTCTGCGAGTCAAGTTGAGATACAATCGGGTATTCAGTTCTATGACGGTATAAGCACTGCAGAGATACAGGAGATACTGATCAAATCAGCGAGTGACTTAATAGATCTTGATCATCCTAATTATCAATATGTTGCTGCTAGGTTACTTTTATTTTCTGTGAAGAAAAGTCTCTATGGAAGAATACATGAACTTCCTGATCTTAAGGATCATGTGGTAAAATGTGTAGAAAAAGGAATATATGATGAGGAGATATTGAATTTATATGATGATGAAGAGTTTGATAAGTTGCAGGGTATCATTGACCATGAAAGAGATTATCTATTTACATATGCAGGTCTTCGTCAGATAGTGGACAAATACCTTGTACAGGATAGAAGTAATGGTGCTCTCTATGAAACACCTCAATTTATGTATTTGCTGATATCTGCAACTATATTCTCTAAATATCCCAAAGAAGTTAGACTAGACTACGTTAAAAAGTATTATGATGCAATCTCCAGACACAAAATCAACATCCCAACACCAATCATGGCAGGAGTCCGAACACCCCTTCGGCAGTATGCGTCTTGCGTTTTGGTTGATATTGACGACACCTTGGATAGTATTTTTAGTAGTGATATGGCCATTGGTCGTTATGTCGCTCAAAGGGCTGGGATCGGTATCAACGCAGGTAGGATCCGTGGGATCAACGCTAAAATCAGGGGTGGAGAAGTTCAACATACAGGTGTTGTCCCGTTCCTCAAAAAGTTTGAAAGCACTGTCAGATGCTGCACTCAAAATGGCATCCGTGGTGGATCAGCGACTGTCCACTTCCCAATCTGGCACCAAGAAATCAGAGACATAATAGTCTTAAAGAATAATAAAGGGACTGAAGATAACCGTGTTCGTAAATTAGACTATAGTATTCAAATTAGTAAATTATTTTATGAAAGATTCTGTGAGAACAAGGAGATCACGCTTTTTTCTCCTCATGACGTTCCAGGACTTTATGATAGCTTTGGTACTGAACTTTTTGATGAATTATACACTCGTTACGAAGGTGATGAATCTATCCCCAAAACCACTGTTGGTGCTCAAGAACTTATACTTGAACTGTTAAAAGAAAGAGCAGAAACTGGTAGATTGTATATTATGAACATCGACCACTGCAATTCTCATTCGTCATTCTTAGATAAGGTTGAAATGAGTAATCTCTGTCAGGAGATCACACTTCCAACTAAACCACTTCAACATATTGATGATCCACACGGTGAGATTGCATTATGCATTCTATCTGCTATCAATGTTGGTAAGTTGCGTGACCTATCAGAACTTGAAGTTCTATGTGATCTGAGTGTAAGATCACTTGATGAACTCATTGACTTTCAAGGTTATCCTGTAAAGGCAGCAGAGATCGCTACAAAGGCACGTAGATCACTTGGTATAGGATATATTGGTCTTGCACATTACCTCGCAAAGAACGGTGTTACATACGCTGATAAAGAGGCATGGAAACTCACTCATGACCTTACGGAAGCATTCCAATACTACTTAATCAAGTCAACAGTTAACCTTGCAAAAGAAAAAGGTGCATGCGAATACTCAAATCGAACCAAGTATGGAAATGGAATTCTTCCGATTGATACATATAAGAAAGATGTAGACGAACTCGTAGATAACGATCTGAAATATGATTGGGAATCTCTGAGAAAACTTGTATTGGAATACGGAGTAAGAAACTCAACACTTTCAGCACAAATGCCCTCAGAGAGTAGTTCTGTCGTCTCTAATGCTACAAATGGAATCGAACCACCTAGAGGATACCTCTCAATTAAAAAGTCAAAGAAAGGTCCTTTAAAACAAATCGTTCCGCAGTATGCAACATTGAAAAATAATTATACTTTGCTATGGGAAATGAAAGACAATACTGGATACATCAACATTGTTGCTGTAATGCAGAAGTTTTTTGATCAAGCAATAAGTGGAAATTGGAGTTATAATCCAGAAAATTATGATAATAATGAAGTTCCTGTGTCCGTAATGGCTCAAGATTTCTTGACCACATACAAGTATGGATGGAAGACAAGTTACTATCAGAATACATATGATATTAAGACTGATGAAATTGAGGAATCACCTCAATTAGATAATTTAATTACAAATATTCTTAGTTCGGAGGAAGAAGACTGTGAGTCGTGTAAACTTTAGATTGAATTCAGAGGACAGACCAGTGGTAAATTCTATGACAGTATTTAATTCACACGAAGTGGATACTAAGAAACAACCTATGTTTTTTGGTGCACCGTTAGGTGTTCAGAGATACGACTCATATAAGTATCCTATCTTTGAGAGACTTACAAACACTCAGTTAGGATATTTCTGGAGACCAGAGGAGGTATCCTTACAGAAGGATAGAAGTGATTATCAAACACTTCGTCCAGAACAGAAGCATATCTTCACAAGTAATCTAAAGTATCAGGTGATGCTTGACTCAGTTCAAGGTCGTGGTCCTGGTATGGCTTTCTCACCATATTGTTCACTTCCAGAATTAGAAGGTTGTATTGGTGTATGGGAGTTTATGGAACAAATCCACTCACGTTCTTATACTCATATTATCAAAAATGTATATTCTGATCCCTCAGAGGTATTTGATACTATCTTGAGAGACGATAGGATCTTAGAAAGGGCAGAGAGTGTTACATCTGCATATAATGAGTTTATCAACTCAGCACATCAGTATGATCAAAGTAACTGGTGGAAAGGTGACATGAGAGGTCATATCTCCGCTAGAATAGAAATAAAAGATTTGAAAAGAAAACTTTATCGGGCAGTCGCTAATGTCAACATTTTGGAAGGTATCCGCTTTTATGTATCTTTCGCTTGTAGTTTTGCTTTTGGTGAGCTTAAACTCATGGAAGGATCTGCGAAAATCATATCGCTTATTGCTAGAGATGAGAACCAGCATCTGGCAATAACTCAACAGATATTAAAGAACTGGAGAAATGGTGATGATCCAGATATGGTTGAGATTGCAAAAGAAGAAGAACCTTGGTTAGTTAAAACCTTTGAGAGAACAGTTGATGAAGAGAAGCGTTGGGCAGAATACCTCTTCAAAGATGGTAGTATGATAGGTTTGAACGATAAATTATTACATCAATACGTCGAATGGATCGCAAATAAGAGAATGAAGCATATTGGTATCAAACCAATCTATGATATTCCTCTTAAGAATAATCCACTACCTTGGACACAACATTGGATCTCATCAAAGGGATTGCAGGTCGCACCACAAGAGACAGAAGTCGAATCTTACATCGTTGGAGGAATCAAACAAGATGTTAAAAAAGACACATTCAGCGGATTCAAACTCTAAAGAGATAGAAGAATCTATCAAAGCATATCGTGAAGCAGCCAAGGCAGACGCTTGGTTGTTTGGCGATTATGATGCTTACGAATCGTATGATATAAATACTAAAAAAGTGTCTGATAGTGATGAAGTCGTTTAAAGAATTCATTGTAGAAAATAAAAAGTATGCAAAAACCACACCTGCAGGTGATCCTTTCGCTTTCTTATCCCAAGATCAGTTTGTAAGAAAAGGTAGAACAAGAAAAAAAGGTGCATTAAAACAAGCAGTCCAAAATTTAGGTAAAGCAGTATCAGGTCAATCTGAGATTGATGCTGCTGCAGATGCTCTTAAACATATGCAAGCATCTGGTAAGATGGGCGAGATTACTACAGATGTAAAAAAAGGAGTTCAAGATACAAAAAATAAATTATTCACAAAAGATATTGATCCTTCCATAGACACTAAAAAATTAATCAGAGATCCAAAAACTGGAGTTACTATTGCAAATCCAGTGCAAGATACTGCCAAGAAAACTGCAGAAAAAACATCCAGAGTATCTACTGCTGGTACTGGTGGTAAAGAAGTAACAAATCAAACTAAATATTCCACAGACACCACTTTACAGGATCCAAAAACAAAAAAACCTTCAGTAAACACTAAACCTCCAGTAAACACTAAACCTCCAGTAAACACTAAACCTGCAGTAACCACCACATCAAATCCAAAAGTCACAACTGGTAATAAAATAAACTTTGTTCAACCACCAGAGACTGCAAATAAGACTATAAAAAAGAAAATTACCAGAAATAAAATAGATCTAAAAAAAGGACAGAAACAACTTACAGATCTTGACCTTGATAAAATTCAAACTAATAAAACCCCAAGAGTTAAACGATTTGTAACAAAACCAAAATCTATAACTGATTTTAAAGGATTTGTAAAAAGAGGTGCTCAAAGAACTGGATTAACACAAACTAAACCTAAAATTGAGGTTGGTGGTAAATTAAAAACTCTTTCTACGGATAAAGTTACTAAAGGTATTCTTAAACAAACACCGAAACGTTTAAAATTATCTAGAGCATTAGGTACTCTTGGAAGAGTTGCTGGTGGTGCATATGCGGTTAAAGACTTCATGGATGTTGCGAGAAAGGAAAAGGCATTAGGTAGAAGTAAAACTTCAGCAAGACTTGGAGGTCTGTCGAGAGCATTAGGTGGTTATATTGGTGGTGGAATTGGAGCTACATTGGGTAGTGGTGTTGCAGGTTTACCAGGTGGTATTGTAGGTGGTGGAGCAGGATATCATTATGGAACAAAGGTTGGTGACAAACTTTACAATATTGGTAGACAATACGCAACAGGTGAAAAGAAACTCAACGTAGGTAAGACATTTAAAAATCTTAGAAATGATATTAACGCTAATGCAAAAAAATTAAATTTAAGAAATTTGGGTAGATTGGATAAGGATAAAAAGTAATAAATAGATAGAAGACAGAATTTTTTAAAGTAATGGAATCTTTATCACCGAGTCAGATAAGAGATATTAACTCGTTATATAATCAAATGTATGAGTCTAAAGACGAACTTGTTGAAGGTTATTTGGACGAGGATCAGATTCGCTCAGGCATTGCATATGAAATTCATAGTTTAACTGAATCACATGATCATTTTAGTGACGATCAACTATCTGCAGTTATTGATATTCTTACTGAGATGAATTTAAATATGCAAAAAGCAGAACAATCGATATCTAAAATTATAGGTGAAGATGTATCTTTAACTGAAACAGCAGTGGTTCTTGAAGAAATAGATGAAAAAGATCTTGAAGAAGCTTTTGGTTTAAAGACAATTCAAACCCTAGCAGGATATGGTTTAAAGAATACTAAAACTAGAAAACCTTTAATGAAGTTTGCTTCAAATCAACTTTCTAAAATTCCCTTTAGTAAGTATATTGCAGATCCAAATAGAAAGGCGGGTACTTTAAGAAAGGCTGTATCAAAAATTGGAATGGGATTTGGTGGAAAGATGGTTGATGATGCTACAGGTTCAAATGTTCAGAGATTTATAAGAAATCTTCCACATGGAGTTGCAGGAGGAGTTGCAGGAGGAGTTTCAGGAGCATATAGGGGACTATTTAATAAAAAAGCAGGAGAAAAGTAATGATGACTCCAGAAGAAATACAACAGGTAGTCGAAGACTACAAGAAAAGTTCTCAATCTTTGAATGAGTTTCTAAAAAAAGACAAAGAAGGTAACATCAAAATCAATCTTGGTAAATTAAGAAACTTAGGTAGAGATCCAAGAGACAAGGTAAATGGAGGTGGGGATAAAGGAAAGGAAGAGAAGGAAAACAAATTAGAAACTAAAAAAAAGGAAGACAAAAATGACAATGTAAACTTACCTAATAATGATGGTAAGATTGATGATAAAACTAAAGTAAAACCAATTACTGATGGTGGTAAGACTAATGATAAAACTGAAATAAAACCAATTACTGATGGTGGTAAGACTACCGATAAACCTAAATTAAAAGTAAGTGGTACTGGTCCTGTTGTTGATAATCCTGATACTCCAAATAAAGATGAGAGAGCAGAGTATGGTAAAACACTGAATAAGATTAAGACTGATAAGGATAATAAATCTGCTGTAGAATCTGGTAAAGATGAAAGAATGGATGCACCAACTGCTTCAGTAAAAACTCAAGTTGATGCATACAAGAAAGGTGTAGCTTCTCCAGCGACATTCAAAACAAATCAAAGGCAAACTAGAGAGTTAGTAAAACAACAGAGTAAGGAGATTTATCCTACTATTTCTAAGGATGATCTTAACAAGTATAGTAGATCAAAAAAATATACTGCTGACGATGGTAAAACACAGGTAGACCGTTCAACTGTAAATACAATCGCTAAGTTTGATATGGGACCTAATATCAAAAAGGGTGATAAGTTAGGTGTTATCTCAGGAAACATGCGTAAGAAGTATGATATGAAAGCAGCATCTTTCAAACCAGAGGCATATGATCTTGTATTAGACTATGTGTTATCTGAAGGTCATGCAGATTCACTGGATGAGGCACATTATGTGATGATGCAGATGGATGCAAATACCATTCAACAAATTATAGAAATGTCTAGTCCATATACGATTAGTCAGGCTGATATAAATGCCAAAACACCAGCATTTAAAAATTATCAAAAAGGTGTGAAAAATAAAATAACAGGAGAACCTCTTTATAAATTAGGATCAGGTGTAAATTTACCTAAAATATAGATAAAATACCTAATTCTATATTATGAATGATATAAATAATGAGGTATATGATAATCCTTGGACTTTTAATGGTGATATATTCACCACTGGAGATATCAAGGAATATTATGGATTTGTTTATTGCATCACGAACACCATAATTAATCGTCAGTACATTGGTCGTAAGTACTTTTGGGCATTTAGAACACCAAAAGGCAAAAAACGCAAATCGAAACAAGAATCCGATTGGAAAAAGTATTACGGATCTTGCCCAGAATTAAAAGATGATCTCAAAACATACGGAAAGGAGATCTTTAGAAGAGAAATATTGAGTTTACATACCACAAAAGGAAACTGTAACTACGAAGAGACTAGACAACTATTTTTGAATAACGTGTTATCCGAATCTCTTGACGATGGAACACCTTTATACTATAATAGTAATATTCTAGGTCGTTATATGCGAAAAGATTATGGAAACTTTGGAAAAAACTCTTCATTCAAATCGTGATTGGGCATTAAAACGTGTACATACTCTTTGCGAGAGTGGTAATCATGAAGATGTTGTAAATGGGTATGCAATTGCTTTAGAATATATGGAGTGGTTTGCTCCAACAAGTGAATTTACAGACATCTTATCACTGCAGTTTAAAAAGTTATCAGATGACTAACAATCATTCAAAAGAATTTATTAAAAGAATAAACAATCAAATTCAAAAACTTAAGGATGAAGGAAAACTTGATGAAGCAAATTGCCTTCAACTTACATATTTTCCTTCTATAAAAGATACTAAATAATATAACTTAACAATTAGTAATAATATATGAATCAAATTTGGATAAATTTAAATAGAAGTGTGAACTCTATTCCTGCAGGGAGTCGAGACTTAGTGGAATTTGGATTTTTTATTTGTATAGGAATTACAGCAGGTTCATTGGGACTAATTTAAATGAACGACATAACAGTTTTTATATACCTCATGGGGTTTGCAGCAGTCTTTGGTATGACTTGCGTGTATTTTTTCATGATGATGAGGTCAACATTGAACTCTTTTGATAAGAGACCAGTCAAATCATATGATGATGCGATGAGAGCGTATCGAATGCCAGCACCACACCCAGAAATGGAGGGAGTGAAGTTTGGAGAGGAGTTGATGGTGTTCACACCTAAAGAAGAGGATGAAGATGATGATGGTGATTCTGTAATTTCACGTTAGATAAATAGAGCTGCCTGTAATTTGGGAATATGGCAGAAGATTCAAAGAAAAAACCAGTTGGACCTATTGGGAGACTGAAAGAACTCGCAACAGATAAAGAGGAACAACTAGAATTGCTTAGTGTTTTAGTGAGAATAATTGTTCTTTTTTGGTCAGGTGCAATACTATCATTAAATTATGTGACTATTCCTAACTATGAAAAAGATAAGATTGATCCAACTTTCATAGCTTCGGTTTTTACGGGAGTCCTAGCTACATTTGGCATAGAGACAGCAAAAAAACGAGGTGATGGCACGATGAAAGTTGGTGGAGGTAGTGGTCCTGGTGGAGCAGTATCGAAGCAGGACATGGAAAAGTTGATTGAGAAAGCAACTCAAGCAGCACCTGCTCAAACTATAAGAATCGAACAAGCACCACTAGTATTATCACCTCAACCACCAAAACCAGATGATACTAAAAAAACATAATGAAAAAATATGAGATAAAGTGGTCTAAGATGTTTGCTTTTGGACTTGGTGGGGTTCTTGGTTTAACTCACATAGGTATGATTGGAATGATAAGTCGAAAAGATAATCTTCCAATCATAAGTCCACCTGTAGGACCTTACACATCATATAAAGTGAGTGTATCCGAAGACGGATATGCTATTACATATAAAGCAAACGATCCTAAGACTGCATATATTAGTAAAGATATTAAAGAGAAAGGTGGTTTCTTAGGTCTAGCAAATGAAACTACTCAAGTTACTGAAGAATACTTTATGGATGGTCAGACCAACCAAGGAGGACCTGTATCTAACAATAGATCTTGGATAGATCAACCACCTGGTTTGACTAATCAACAAGCAAAGGAGATTGCAGAATATCGAAAAAGTGAAGCCTGTATCAAAGCAATCGGATCCGCAGAGGGTACAGGCAGATTGGTTGGTTCCAGTGTTGGTGCTGCTGCTGCTCCTACTCTTTCCACTATTCCTTTTGTTGGTTGGGTTGCTGCTGGTTGGGTAGCAATGTTTGGTGGTAATCAGGGTGCAGAGATTGGTGGTCAGATGGCTGAGGATTTAAACAAATCTTGTTAGTGTGTAAACCGACACATTGATGCGTAATTATACCTATTTGCTATAATAAATAATAGCAATGGAGTTGAAACTATCATGTCCCATTACACACTAGGTTGGCACGACCAACAACAAAATCATCACGAAATAGGCGAATATGCGGAAGACGCATGGGAAGCCGTTAAACACGCAAGAGAGGATGTGCCCTATCTACAGGCACATCCTTTTTCTTTGGATTCAATTAAGGAGATTAAATGAAAAATCTACCAATAAAATCAACAACTATATTATTTGCACTTATTTGTATAGCGGTATATACCTCTATCAATTATGCATGGGTATGAGGCAATTTAATACTTGGGTGTTAGATACCACTATCTACATCCTAGATTTTCTCTACAGAGGTAGAGATTTTCAAAGATTCTGGGTTCTGGAAGTTATTGCTAGAGCACCATATTTTGCATTTATTTCTGTTCTTCATTTTCGTGAGTCTTTAGGACTTAGAGGTGAAGAGCACATCTACTTAATGAAAGAACACTTCTATCAGGCATTAAATGAAACAGAGCACTTGGAAGAGATGGAACTTAGAGACGGTAACAGGTATTGGATCGACAAATTCTTTGCCAAGCATCTTGTTCTACTTTATTATTGGATCATGGTTGGGTACTATCTTATCAATCCTATTAACGCTTACGACATCAACATGAAGATTGAGATGCATGCGTACGAAACTTATGTAAAATATAGTGCGTATCATCCAGAGGATAAGAAGATAGCAGAGATCGCTCAAGATGAATATGAGCATTCCAAAGAATTGCAAAAAGCAATGCTAATGATTGCATAGATAATACTAATCATACGTATTAGTTTATGTTATCTACCCAATACCGTTTAAGACTGGAAGGAATTTGTAAAGATATTTCATCAGGAGCAGAAGTAAGTATAGACGATATGATATGGGCACAAAAACTAGCAAAAGCAAATACGAGTGCACGAGGTATGTTAAATCAAGCAAGAAGACTAGCAAGAAACCCGAACGATTCTTTTCTGAATAACTTGAATATTGGAGACCCCGATTCAAGTAATCATAAAAGGGGTTTTAATAGTCCAGATGAAATTGTAGATTGGTTTAAACCTGATAGATCTGATGACTGGAGACAGAGAGATTGATTGTTTGGAGTGTAGTAATTATGGTTCTGATACTTGTGATAATAGTATCATGGTACATATACTATATACTTCGTATGTCTTACAAGGAGATGGGTAATGGGAGCAATGACCCCACCAAGCAGGAAGAGAGAAAACTATGAGTGATCCCTATGACTCTATAAGTAATGCATTAGATGAATTTCAGTGGATTGTGGAAGAATAAATATTATAGTATAGACTTTATAATAGTAGAGAAGTGGGATTAAAGAAACCTGGTGAATTATTTGAAGAAAAAATAGAGGATGAAATTTCTATTGATGAAACTCCTGTCAAAATAGTAGAAATTCCTCAACAAACTGATAGTGTTTCTAGTTCTTTTGCTAGTTCTTTGTCGGAAGCAATAGATAAGAATTTAAATTCATTATCCAATGAATATTCTGAAAAAATAAGTAAGTTTAATCTTAAGATAGATACGCTTAAAGAAGAAATTAATATTAAATTTAATGATTTTGAAAAAATTAATAAATCTTTGAAAGGTGAAATAGGAATAGTTGAGCACCGTCAACAAACTAATAATTTTGATAAGATAAAGAATGAAGTTATATCTCAAATAAAGAAACTTGAAGATAAGATTGATACTATAAAAGAAGCATATGAAGAAAATATTCTGAATGAACCACCTTCAACGGATAATGAAGATCCTTTAACTGCATTAGATCAAAAGTTTGTAACTCTTGATAAGTTTGAAGAGCATTATAAATTATTTGTTAATAGAATTCAGAAACAACTATCGACTCTTGGTGGTGGTGGTGCTGTTAATATTAGAGATTTAGATGATGTTGATCTATCAACGGCTAAAGTTAATGATAAGTATTTAAAGTATGATTCTTCTAGTTCTAAGTGGGTAGGTGCTGATGCTTCATCTGGTGTTACCACAGAGTTTGTATCTTCTCAGACTCTTAATGTTGTTGGTTTTTCTACGTTTAATGATGATGTAGTTTTTAATGGTAATAATACCAATATGAGATGGGATCATTCTACAAGTGATTTAATTTTATTTGATAGTACTCGATTAGAATTTGGAAGTAATAAAGATTTTGAAATATGGCATGGGGGTGCTCATACCTTTATGAAAAATAGTGAGACAGGTGGTGATCTTAGAATTCGTGCAGATAAAATTCTACTTAAAAGATCAGATGATTCTGGAAAGTATATTGAATGTACTAAGAATCAAGATGTAAAACTGTTTTATAATGAGAATGAGAAATTTGCCACTACTAGTACAGGAGTAAATGTAACAGGTGACATAAAAGTAGGAACATCACAAGCACAAGGAGTGATACTAACATCACCTAACGGTACAGAGTATAGACTTATCGTTGCTGATGATGGTACTTTGAGTACAACTGCTGTCTAAATAATACACTTATGGATATAAAAAATGGGAGCAATGACCCCACCAAGCAGGAAAAGCTGCTATAATTTTAGAGTAACGGAGATCAATCGTGTTGTTGACGGGGATACTATTGATGTCACCATTGATCTTGGGTTTGATTTATACAAGAAAGAAAGAGTTAGAGTTGCAGGAGTTGATACACCAGAGAAGAGAACAAGAGATCTTGAAGAGAAAGCACTAGGATTAGATGCTACAAACTGGATGAAGAAAAAATTAGAGGATACGATTGATGGAGACGATGAACTCACTATTAGAACTGAACTCCAAGGTGGCATGGGTAAGTATGGTAGGCTGCTTGGTTGGTTATACGTTGGCGATGATACTGTATCGCTCAACGAAAAAATGATTGAAGAAGGATATGCTTGGGCATATGATGGAGGTACAAAACAAAAGAACTTTGAGGAACTACGTGAAATACGTAGGTCATATGGTACTTTAATTGAAGGATAAGAGTAAAAAAACACAAGTCATCAATCTGATAAGATTTGTTATCTTTTTTCAATTAGCAATAGTAGGAGCAACCATAGTAGGTTGCTTTGTTGCTAAGTCGAATAAATGTGTAGAGGCAGACAAACAACATATTGCCAACATGATGACTGTTATAACTACTTCTACATTCGCATTATACGCAGCAGAAAAATGAAAAACATTCCAGTTCCAGTGCTTACATTTCTAGCAGTTCAATTAGGTGGTGCTATATGGTGGGGTGCTCAGATAGATCATAAGGTTAGACTTGTAGAAGAGAATCGTAGATATATTCAAGAGGTAGTTATACCATCTTATGAAATTAGTGATAATTGGAATAATCCACACTATAATAACTGGTTGAAAGCAGGTGGTTGGAAAGACTAAATAAAACACATTCAATAAAATTATGTTACAGAAAATAGTAAATGGAATCGCTATTGCAAGTGGTGTTGTGTCTATCACCGTCGTTGGTGTTGCTGGTTACGTATATGTTCGTAAGGATGCAATTATCGAAAACGTCAAAAGTAAAGTGATGGAATCAGTGTTACCTGGTGGACTTGGTGGAGGGCTAGGTTTGCCTTCTCCATCAACAGGAGCACCATCATTACCTGCTGAACCATCACTACCAATACCAAGTCCTTTCTAATGGACATACAAAAGGTTGCTGTAGGTGTATGTGCAGTTGGTACTGCATGTGTAGTAGGTGGTAACGCTGTGGTTGATCAGGTCACGAATGGATCTGAAAAAAGAAGAAACGCCACTGTTGAAGCAGTCGTTGAGGAACTCAAACCTTTCATCAAGGAACAAATTGAGTTAAGTTTTCCACCATCCACTGGTGGAGTGATGACTTTACAGGAACCTCAAATTGATTATAGGAAAGAGGTGAATGGATCCAATTGAAGAAATTAATGTACCACAAATAGTAATTCCACAATTGGATGGAAGGAGTTGGATGTATCAAATTCCTTCTGTTCCAAATAATGACCCACCTGTGACCATACAGTTGGGTTTTCCTATTGTTGAGTTACCAGGTTGTGTTGAAGCACATCCAGATAATAAAATAGGAGCAAACAATTTACCTTTGGATAGGGATTTGGTAAATGATGATCCAAACGGTGTAACAATATTATGTCCAAATGGTGAATATCCATCATACAATGCACTTAACTTTGAACCAGAGCAGATTATTCCAACAACTCCTGCTCCACCACCACCAGTAGCACCACCAGCACCAGAAATTCCTGATACTGGAAGTATAATTCCTCCAGAGAAAACACCCTGTCCTGGTCCGAGTCAGTTAAGAATTGGTGATGTGACACAATCAGGTGATGAGAGAGTTGTGGGTCATCGACTATTAGATGATGGTAAAACCTGTGAGACTTTATATGAACCTACTTCTGTAATCGAAAAATATCTTCCACCACTTAATCAGGCATCAACCGTGACCTCATTAGCAATCGTAGCAACAGCAGGAGCAGCAGCAACACCATTATTGGTAAGAATTATTAAACCTGTAGTTAAAAAGATATGGGCAACAATACAGAAAAAATTAGGTAAAGAAATAAAGAGACCTACTCTGGCAGAGGTGAGAACAAATAAGTATCGTGAAAAGAAAGGACTCCCACCTATCAAGAAAAAGTAATTACTTATTTTTTCCGATTGATATATTTTTTAAATCTTTTGCGTCACCACTTGGATTTGGTGTAATCTGATGATTATGTGGGGCGACAACACCAGCAGGATTTACTAATACTACGTCAGCACATACGCTATAATATGGTGACTTTGGATGGAACATAATTCCCGCCTTCATCAATTCTCCACAATTTTTTAATCTTGCAATCTCAAAATCCAATCTTTTATTTGCTGTGATTTGTTTTTGTAATGAAATTTGAGTTGCGGCTGCTTCTTTACATTGTGCTTGTAGTTCCTTATCTAATGGTCGTGACCAAGTAGCAGAGAGACCTATTGATAAAGTATAATTATCTTTCTGACCTGTTCTTGTAGGAATCTCATATAAAATTTGACCAGGATTATCAGGTATATTATCATCATCATTATCTGCATTGTTGTATACTGGATCTAAAAATATATCTTCAAACGGTTTTTTATACGTAACATTTCCATTTGCATATGGTGTTATGTTCATGGTAGCACCTTGACATTGTATACCACCACCATAAGTATTAGTTATATACGGTCCTTGTAAAACCTGAATTGCCTGGTTGGTAACTGAGCCCGAACTATTCGCAATCGGGTTTGCAGTTGCACTTACACCACCCACATCAGTCGCAAATGAAGGAGATGCTGTTCCTAATGTGAGACTCAATGCTATCAGTTTGAGAACTGACTTGTTGTGTTTGTAACACTTTGTATTTCGGTGGTGCGTTGTATTATTGTTTGCGTCTTGAGACCTGGTCCAGAATAACTTTCTGTAAATTGAAACGCTCCTCCTGGAGTTGTTAATGTGAAGTTTGGTTTTGTACTTAGATCTAAACCAGTCCATGTAGATGTCACTCCTTCAATAGTATTTTCAGTTGTCAGATTTGTTGTCGGTGATAATGATGTCCCATCCATTTGTACGTTTGTACCAGTGATAACATACTGATATCCCGTGTCGTAATTCATAGAATTAATAGTCTCAGTCACCGTACTTGTAGTTTCGGTGGTTGAGGTCATCGCACCCTGGGTAAAATTAGGCACAACAGGAACAGACATCACAGTCTGGACATTCGCAAGGGCAGACACAACCGCAACCATCGCAAGTTTCTTCTTTAGATGTATGCATTTTTTGATATTGGTGTGCTGCCAGATTATCGAGAAAGTCATTTATCATTTTAGTTTCAACTACTTAATTGTTAATTCTGAAACAAATTGTGAAGTTGCATCAGTTCCTGCACCACCAGCTGTTACAGTCATAACTCCTGCTGAGGTAATTGTACCTGCAAGTGTTCCTGCGACACCACCACTTTGTGTGGTCACATTACCGAATGCTGGCATGTCTGCAACTACACCTGCAGTTACGTCTACACCTGTTCCGATTGGAGCAACAGCATCACCATAAGTGAATGACTCACTGAAACTATATGCAGATCCTGCTGTATTTAATTCATAATCAGTTTGCTTCATAGTCGCTGCTGCAGTCACTGATCCTGGTGCGGTTAACCCACCAAAATCTGCTGAATCTGCAACTGTAACATTTGTTCCACTAGAACTATATGTTGACCCAAGACGAGTTGAAACTGTAGCAGCTCCATCCACACTTAATTGAGTACTAGAAGTTAATTTATGCACCAAATCTGCTTTCGCTGTTAGTGGTGTGGTCATCATGAGCATAATAATAGGTAATAATTTTCTCATAATTTCTGGTTTTAACAGACTATTTCTTAGCTCTATTTAGCAAAAATATATCTAGATCAAGACACTTGACACAATCCCAAAGAAAGTGTATAATAAATACCATTACATAGAACAACGGGATCGAAAGATCGTGCCCCTGCGTAGAATGTAAAATTCTTAGTCGAAAAGAATTTCCATCCGCAGGTTTTTTTATCGCTTGCGAGATACTTATAAATTAAATGTCTATTAAATCTACAATCGCAGCAGTAGCTGCAACCCCACTTCTAATCT